AACGAAGTGATACCGCGTCTCAGATTTTAATATCGTCTGAGAAAAAAAGGTTACAAAAACAACGCCGCGGTTACAAATTGGCTAACAAAATCAACAGAGTAACTGTGCGACCACCGTAACCCATATATATACACATTCCCATGCGCGCGCGCGTGTGTGTATATATATCTATTTCTATGGTTACATGGTTACAAAGAAGAAAAGAGAAACTTAAGTCAATGACTTACAGGTGTAACTTAAACGTAACTTTTAAGTAACCTACCATATCAGAAAATGAGAAAAACGGAAAAAGCTCAATGATTTCAATGGTATTTTGTAACCTCTAGGTGCGATCAATAGCTTGCGGGAACGCGCTTTTGTTCGTCGTGGTAACGGGATGAACGGGAAATCAATCAGTTTTTCTGATCAGAATGAAACAAACGATCAGTTTTCTTTATTTTCCCGCGCGTGCGGTGCCAGAGAACTACAATTGTGAACTACAACGACGCACTACAAAATGGTAACACACACCACAAGCGCCGGCACCCATACGTGGCCGGCTGGCCATGAGTTGTCGGTGTTGGAATCGCGTCAAGATAACGCAAGGCTGAAATTTACGTGGCGGGAAAGGAATTAACGTGGCCACCAACGCTCCGAATGCCGTGCGCGCGACTCCGCTTCAAAACCTCAACACAATCGGGTGGACCCGCCGAAAACTCGCGCTGGCCACCGGATACGCAGAGACGACAGTGGCGCGCTGGTTGGACGGACGCATCCCGATACCGCAGGAAATCGAGCAATGGCTACAGCGCCGCGCTCAAGCCTACGCGGAAGACCCGGTGCCGGTGAGGAGCACACCGAAGCGGATAGGCGGATCATTGAAAAAGTCACAATGATGCGGGAATCACCGCTCATTAATCGACTTTGCCACGCGTGCGGTAGACTGTGGTAACCCGATACCACATATTTGCGTGGCCTGAGCCCGCGCTTTGAACGGCTTTTTTTGTTTTGTGCGGTATTGGAGTGCGGGAAAATGGAAAAAAGCGAATGTGGCGCGTTCTGAGGCCGAAGAAAAGGTAAATGCGATTGCCAGATGTCACCGCGAATTACAGCAGCGCGAAAGGCTCGCGGTACGTCTTGCTGGTCGGCTGCGCCCGGCCCTTACCTTTGAGGATTATGGTTTGCCGCTGCTTGATGAGATGGAGTGATTGACGACTGATACGGTTTGCCCCTCGGCCTGACCGGGGAGGATCGGGACCGAGGGGCGTTTGTCCGGTGGGTCACGACTCCCAAGCGGACTGCCGGCGCCTGGAGGCGGCCTTGCGGAATGGAGTATATGCGCGGGGAAAAAGGACGCGCAAGGGTTGATTTCACGCAGCAAGCGTGCGACACTTGATATGCCGTAGTTGGCGTCTGATGGTGACTTCAGGGCCGGATTCGGTGGTTGCAACACCGAATCCGGCCGTGCGTTCACGGCGATACGTTCGCCGTTTAATCGCATGAGCGTTTCGGTCCATCCATCGGCGCCGCGGGTGGTTTTCGTTGTGATGCGGTGTTCCATGGTTTTTTCCTGGCCAGGTATATTTATCTGTATTAAAAAGAATAAGCCACAGCTTGTTGCGGCGAGAAAAGCTCACCCGCGACTTCCCCGGCCGGGTAGACTGTCTCGCCCCAATTGCAGGCGTCAAACCAATCATATCGGCTGATGTCCAACGCGTCGTCTTGCTCGTGGATTATCAATGTCGGCACCAGCCCGAGAGCGTGCGCAGCCGCTAAACGATGTGAACCTTCCAACGCCATGTAGTAATCGCCGCAATCAACGACCTCAATTTTTGGAGCGCCCATCGTTTGCATTTCGGCAATTACATTGGACAAATAATCAGTGTCAACGTCGTGGATTGCGTAAATACTTGTCATAGCGGTCTCCTGCGGTGCATCCTTATCCCACACATACGTGTGGAACGCAATAGGTTATCCTCTCAGGCGTAAAACCCCGTCCCTCAGGGCGGGGATATAAGCCGCTTTTCGTAACTTGAACGCCATTGACATTTAGACGGAAGGTTCCTAAATCTAAACTATGTTCGCCGCCACCCAAATTCGGCTCTACCCGACTGACCAGCAGGCGCAAGCTTTGGCTGTTCAGTTTGGGTGTGCACGATGGGCATGGAACAATGCTCTAGCAGAAACGGGAGAACTTTACTGCACTACAGGTAAAGGACTTAACTATCACGCAATGGCGATTCGTTTGCCAAAATTAAAAAAAGAGTTTGAATGGCTTGGTGATGCGGATAGTCAGGCGCTGCAACAATCCCTTCAGAACCTTGCACGAGCGTTTGACAACTTCTATGCCAAACGTGGTAAATATCCTCGCTTCAAATCCAAGCACGGTCGCCAGTCGATCCAGTACCCGCAGCGCGTAAAGATTGAAGGCAATCGCATTTATCTGCCAAAGATAGGATGGGTCAAATGCGTTGTGCACCGGGAGATTATCGGCAAGTTCAAGACTGTCACGGTCAGCCGCAATGCATGTGGCCAATTCCACGCAGCCGTACTGACTGATAACGGCGAGGAAATGCCGGCTATTTCGACCGAAGGAAAAGCAATCGGCATTGACGTTGGCCTGACGCATCTGGCCGTCACCAGCGACGGATCAAAGTTTGAGAACCCGCGTCATCTCAACAAGGCGCTGCGGAACCTGCAACGCAAACAGCGCAAGCTTTCGCGCAAGAAGAAAGGATCGAACAGCCGCAACAAAGCCCGGCGCTTGGTCGCGCGCGCCCATCAACGTGTCGCCGACGCCAGAGCCAACAACCTGCACAAACTCAGCCGCCGCATCGTTGACGAGAACCAAGTCATCGTGGTCGAGGACTTGAACGTGAAGGGGATGACCAAGAACCACAGCCTCGCTCGCGCTATCGGCGATGCCGGATGGGGCACGCTCACACGTATGCTCGAATACAAGGCCGCGCGCGCCGGCAAGGCGTTCCTGCATTGCGACCGATGGTATCCGTCGAGCAAGACCTGCAACCCCTGTGGTTCGATTTGCGACAAGATACCGCTTGATGTCCGGTTCTGGACGTGCGCTCATTGTGGCGCGCACCATGACCGCGACATCAACGCGGCGAGGAATATCCGGGACGAAGGTCTCAGGATATTGGCGGCTGGAGCAGCCGCTTCTGCTAGTGGAGGGAATGTTAGTCCTAAGCCGAGGCGCAATCTTCGGTCCAAGGCAGTTCCCAAAGAAGCTAGAAGCTCCGTCCTTTAGGGCGGAGTAGTTCACTTGCGTTCCCCGACGCGATTTAACAGCCAGCGCAACACATGCGCCCTGATCGCGCTGGTGAGCGTGCCGTGGCTCTGCGCGGCTTCGGCGCGCATGACGAGGTCGGCCCGCGTAATGCCGTCGTGGGCGCACACGCGGTCGATTGCTTCCACGAGCTCGGGCTCGGCGCGAAAATGCACTCGGCGATTGTCGTAAACAATTTGGACGGGGATAAGACTACTTTTGATTCGTGGTGCGGTTTTTTCGATCGCAGTTAGATCGGTTTTTTCGCGGGAAAATTTGGCAAGCCAATCGGCAACATCCTGAGGGACGCAGCCAATCCGGCGCCAGTATCTGACTTTTGCGGTCGTTTCCCCTGAACGTTGGGAAAAATTGAAATCGTCCCAACCGAGGGCCGTTAGAATTGCGTCAAATTCTGAGATTTTCATGCGGCGCAATCCATCGCATCTTCGCGCGCCAGTTCGTCGGCACGCTCTTGCTGCTGCGCCCCGGCAAACCACGACCTGATGGTCGCGATTTCTGCCTCGGTAAGCGGCGCGGAATATTTTTTGTCCCGCTCCACGATATCAATGTCATGTATTACGTGCTCCCATTCGTCCGCGCAGCCTGGTTCTTCCCATGTCGCGCGATATCCGCGGGCGATCAGTTTGGAGTAAAACTCGACGCGCACCTCTATGTAATCCGCGTCGTCGTCGGCCGTGGGGCGGATGAGCTCGTATGTGAGGTGCATCACACGTCCTCCCGATCGCGGTCGACGACGTCAGCAACGCCGTCGACGATTTGCCATGAGCAATCGCCGCCGCGCGCCTCTACCAGCGCCGCAAGCGCGTCCGTACACGGCGTGGTGCGGAGCGTGCTGACGCGCATCCACGAGCCCTGCTGATCGGTGGCATCGTCGTCGTCTCTGAGCAGGTGGATATGAGCTGCACCCAGGCAGCGGTGCGCCTCAATCCTGCTGTCAGCGCCACTGGCGCCAACGCCGTAGATCAGGTCGTCGGTATGGGTAATGTAGGGCATGTCGTGATCTCCCGTGTTGATGACGCATCCTACCACACCCGTGTGGCACGTCAAGCGTGCGACCAAAAAATTTTTGCTAATTTAGGTATTGCCATCAATGTCGAAATGGAGCATACATGTGGATGTCAGCCGCGCTGATCGCGGCAAACGGGGAGCAGATCGATGAGCAACGCCGAGTTTTACGTGGCAACTATTAAAAACCCAGATGGGCGCGTTGGTTGTTACGGTCACGGGCGCACGCCCGGCGAGGTTCGCCAAGCGTTTCGCGCTCAAATACTTGGCGCTCCGCCGTCCTGGGCGGGCACCATGGCAAGGCGTGTCGAATATTGCCGGTTATCTGAAGAAAATGCTTCTGAATACCTAGAAATGCAGGATGCGCCAGCGATCGGTTGGGAGTGAAGACGATGAGCATAGATTGGCAATCCAAAACAAAGCGCATGACAACGCGTAAGCCGTTGGATGTTGACCAAGCAATCGCGCGTAAAATTGAAAATTTGCGCTGTGAAGCTGGCGTCACATTGGAAAAAATGGCCGCGCAGCTTGACTTATCTTGGCAACAAATGTACAAATACTGCCAAGGGAAAACGCGAATTTCGTGCGGGCGTCTAGAACAAATTGCCCGCATATTCAATACGCCAGTATCGTATTTTTTTGACGAAACCGAAACGCATGTCGAACAGCCGACCAAAACAAAACGCGCGCTATTGGAGCTGACGCGTGCTTTTGGCGCGCTTAAAACGCACGATGCCAGGCTTGCCATAGTCGCGGTCGTGAAAGCCATGGCTGGCGAAGAAAAAGAGCAGGCGGCGATTGACAAGCGCGATGCGGATAATTTAATGAATTGCACCACACAAACCCATATAGAGAACCATGACTGACATTATCGACCTAACTGCTGAAGTGGTTGCCGCATATTTTGCTAACGCGAGCGTGTCTCGGGAAGATGTGCCTGCGTTTATCCGAGCGGTGTATGACGCGTTTTCCAAACCAGTTGTTTTTGAAGAGCACAAAACGGCGCTGCGCGGCGAACCGGCTGTTGATCCCGAAAAGTCGGTGTTCGACGACGTGATTATTAGCTTGGAGGACGGAAGGCCATACAAAATGCTCAAGCGGCACCTCACCGTGCTGGGCATGACGCCGGAGCAATACCGCGCAAAATGGGGTTTGCCAACGACTTATCCGATGGTGGCGCCAAAATACTCGGAAAAGCGCAGTCAAGTCGCTAAAGAAGCCGGGCTTGGGCGTAAACTCACTAGCGACGGCGAAAACGTGGTGACGCCGATCGCCAGGCCACGCGGTCGGCCGCGTAAAGCCGCGTAATGTGCAACGCGGGGTGGCGCCCGATTGAGGAAGCGCCAAAACGAGGTTTTATTTTGCTGTGGCGCGACATCAGCTTTCTTCCCGACGTTGGTTATTTTTGCGAAGATTTAAGTTGCGAAAAACCAAAGCCGTATTGGGCGTCTGTGAATATTTCCATGGGAATAAGGTGGATGCGCCAAAACCCACCATTGTTTTGGATGCCGTTGCCTGAGCCCCCAGAACAGGAAATTGACGATGTCTAAACCTAGTGCGGCCGCAACCTATAGTTTGTTGATGCAGTCTAATGATTTGGAAGGGGTCGCTGTTTGTTGGGAACAACTCGCGTCCGTGACGGATGAGGATCGCGCGCTTGCAGTGTGGGAAGCGCGAGCCGCCGCTAAAACGTCGCACATGTTTGGTGCTCAACCTGAGCCGCCAGTAAATGGCCTCAAGCCATTTCCCGCTGCTGCGTTCGAGGCTCGTTTGATGGATCGGCGCGACTGCGTCAAACTAGCCAATGGTTGATTTTGTGGCGCTCGAACGAAAAGCGGCGGAATCAATTTCCGAAATAATTAAAAAAGCTTACGAAGAAGGAGCTGCGCACTATTTGGAAGGTTGGCCTTGCTTGGCGCGCATTTGGTATGCGCCATATGCCAGATGGTGGCGCATGGGGTGGCAAGAAGAGCGGCGCAGAGCGTTGCTGGGCGAAGCAGAGTTGGAGGAATTTTGAGCCGGCGCCCGATCGCCTGGACTGACGAGATGATTGCGACTTTGCGTGATATGCGGGAACGCGGGTATTCGATGGAGCGGTGCGCGGGTGAAAAAAAATGCCAGGGTTGTGCGCTTATGAACGTTCAACTTGCTGTCGACGATATTATTCGACGCGTTAAACACAATGCGAAATACCGAACGCGCTATGTTGGGCAAGAACAACCCTGGGACGAGCGGCTGGTCGAAGAAATTGAGCGGCTGCGCAATTTGCTTGTTGAAGCGAATGATCAATTAAAATACAAAAACGTGCAGATTTTAGAAAAAATTTACACATTAATTTACAATTCAGAACCATTGACGTGCGATGACATCGCATGGGCCAAACGTGAAATAGAAAAAATCGAAAGCGACCAAAATGCCGGATGACTTTGCATCTGCGTTTGACAGCATACAATTGCCTGTAGTGGTTGCGTCCTCGCCGCGCGCATGGGCTCTTGTCGAGATATTTGGCCATCGTCGACATTGGGGCGAAATTTTTGAGGTTGAGGCGTTTGGCACCAAGCTTTTGGAGGTACGGGACGTCGATACTGACAAAGTGCACCGGTATGGGGGCGCCAGCATCTTTAGCCTCACGATGCTGACGCAGGCCGAGATGGACGAGCATATGGAATATGAGCAACGCCGCAAGAAAGATCGTGCTGAATACGAAATCATGTGTGAGGCGCGTCGCATTGCTCGGGCCATGGGTGATGACGACGAGCGTCCATTTTAAATGGTTCGCATTGTCTTTGCCATTATGGTGTTGGCGCCTATTGTAGCCCACGCGGCGCCGCCATCGCCCGGCTCCGACGACGACATCGCGCTCAGTCCCTATGCCGAGTGGATACAGGGCCAGACCGGGCATTACGGCGGTCTGTGCTGCTCACTGGCAGACTGCCGGACCGTGGAGTGGCGGGAACACAAAGGCCATGTCGAAGCGTTAATCGCGCGATCGGACAGTCGGGGTTTTGACAAATTTTTAGAGGCGCCGAACAAATGGCTTGAAGTGCCGGATGTTGTGATCAAGCGCGAGGGCAATCCGACCGGAGTGGCCATAGCCTGCTGGTCTGCGTATCGGACGCAAGACGACGGGTTTTATTGCTTTTTCCTTCCTGATTTGACGTAAATCAAAATTTGTGCCACAGCGCACGACGCAACGGTAAGGCGCTAAACGCTTGGGCAAATACAAACCAACGGCCGAAGATGCGGGTCGGGTTGATGCCATGCGGGGCGAAGGATTAAGTGTTAATCGCGTTGCCAAAGCGCTTAACACCAGCCAGCTTAATCTTAAAAAATATTATCCCGATATTTTGGCAAAACATCGCGCGGCCGATGAAGAAAGATACCAAGCCTTTAAGGCTGGCAAAGGTCCAAATCCTCGTCCCAAAGGCGGGCGGCCTCTTGGAAGCACGAATGCCAATGGCTGCAAAAACTCTGGCCCGACTAATTTGCGTAAAGGCAACGGTATGGGTTGGGGGGGGGCGCCGTCTGGTGCCCCGGCTGGAGGTGGTGTTCCGGTTCCTTTTGGAACGCCTGGCAACGATTTTGGGCGGCCCGTTGGTAGTCACGTCGACCCAGAAACAAAAGAATGGCGTGACGAAAAGCGTCGAAAGGCAATGCTGACGTATGCCGACGTGATGGAAAACGGCGAGTCGGAAATGCTGCGCCTTGCTGCCGCAGACAAATTGCTAGATCGGATAGATGGCAAACCTGTGGGGCGCGAAATAACGACAAACGTTGCGACGTTAGAAGATTTGGTTGCAGCTTCGATGTTGCCGCGGCCTACTCCGGCGGTTTTGGTGTCTGATCCCGTAAGGTTGCCGAAAGCAGAGAGCGATGAGCATTAAGAACTGTTCTGATGTTTCTCAGCCTCGTGCTCGGGTCGAACAGGCCAAATGGCGCGATCCCGAAGACACGGCAGCAATGGAGCGCGATCCTGTTACAGGGCGCGCTCATCGGCGCACAATCGCAGGGTGGCGCGTTACCGATCCGTTGACCAGGTTGCCGTGTCGACCAGAACATATCAAAGCTGCGAACGCGTTGCGCACCGATTGGGAAAAAGGGTCCGGGTCGGCAAACGGTGCGTGCAATATGGAGAAAGATTGGACGTCAGGCGGAAACGTTGATTATTCGCAAGGGCAGCTTGACGCTCGTCGACGGTATGAAAATGCCGTTCAGTCTGTGGGGATGCGGGCAAGTTTGTGGTTGCTTCCGGTTGTGCTCGGTGGCTGCACGGTTGCGGACGTAGTGGCTAGGGTTGGGGGCAACGCTATGTCGGGGCAGGGGCGCTTGATGGCGGCGCTGGATCGGTTGGCGGAGCATTACGGGATTGGCGCAAAAGTTGTGGTTAACGTGTGGGAGCCAGAGCTTGTTGTGGATGTTGAGGTTAAGGATATTCCGCAAGAGCAGTTGGGGCGGGTGAAAAAGTAATGCTGGACACTTTTAATGTTTTTAAAAGACAAGCGATCCGGCTGGGTTGGGAAAAAGGATTTATTAAATGACCGAGCCAAGCATATTAAGCGATTTGACGTTCGTTAACGCATTTGAGGTTCCAAGAATGCGCACCGTGTTGCCGGATGCAAAATGGAAGGCCGACCCCGATGCAGTCAATCTTCAAGTCGAGGCGCAAGACCAAGTGCGGCAAGTGGTCATTGCTGCAATGGCATGGCAAAAAGCTTTTGTTGAAGACACCCGGCGTCGTGAGCAGTCTTTGAACCAAAGCGAAACTTGGTATTTGCGCGGGTTGGCTTTAGCCGCGGCTGAAGGAGATTTGCTCAAAGCCTGCGAGGAGATGATGGCATGAAAGACGACGAGCCAGAGCACCTTCTGTGCGTTGGCGGCCCGCAGGCGGGCAAATACCAGCACGTGTACGCTGACCAGTCACGGTGGGTTTACATCAAGCCAAAGTTTCCAATTTTGGATGATGGTGGTCGCATTACTGTGTCGGAGCGCACCTATTATGAACGGCAGGACATTCGCACCCAAGACGAAAAACTCATCACGTTCCTCGTGCCGATGGGCCAAACGCCAGAACAAACGATAGCGGCGTTGGTAACGGCTTACGCGGGCGCGAGCGAGATCAAGGCTGTTGCCAAATGGGACCATGACATGCGCATTGATGCCGTTTGGTCGTTGAAAAGGACGCCAGCATGAGCTTGTTTGCACTTAGCCGCCGGGCTTTGCTGAACGGTTTTGCCGCGGTCATGGCACTACCCGGTTTGGCGCGCGCCAAGCCCGCACCATCGGTTGAGCGCACACGGCAATACGCCAAGCCGGGCGCGGTGTTTTGCGTTCGACAAAACGGACAAGCGTTGGCACAAGGTTCGGCGAAGCGAAGATTTCCACAATGATTTGGGCCTCGCGCTTCAGAAACATCCTAACACGACAATGTTCATGATGGACAATACGGCGCTTGACGATATGATTACCGCGCAAGTGCTTGATCACTTGCCGTTTTATGATGGCATTGAACCTACTGGTAGTCTCTTACCCGTGCCGAGCGATTTCAACGGCATCAAGATCATCCGCAACCCATACGAGCAGACCGGGGCAAAATCGGGCATGTATGGAACGGATGAGGCCGCCGCGGCAAAAGACCGCTTGTATGTTGGGTTTGCCGAAGACAAAGACGATCCCTTGGTCAAACAACTTCGACTAGCTGAACGTCCCACTTATCCAAACCCTAACCCTGTGCGCAAGCCGTTTGTTAAACCGCCGATCGGCGGGCGAAGTAACTTACTATGACCCACCGCATTTGTTGCACCGCCGTTGTTGGTCAATTTAACGCGCGCAAATTTCGCAGCGCGTTTCAGGCATGTGTGTGGCTTGAAAATATTTTGTGCAATGAAAATGTCAAACTTTTAAATGCAGGCCAAATGTTTGGTGCAGGCAAATGGTCAGACCCCCTTAAAGAGGGCGACAAAATAGTTTTTTACGCGTCGTTAGCTGCGCCTGATAAGATTGAGCGGATTAACAACGTCACGGTTGTTTCTGGGGTTGCTGGTCGTTCTATGACGGATTTTTGTGCTGAGGTTGCTCGGATGAACGAGGCAAACAATGTGCCGCGCGATGTCGTCAAGCTGCTTAACCGAATTGAACACCGGCTAAATACACGGTTTGCTTTGGCGGACAAACCGGTAACTATTGAAGGGGTGATGAATGTGGTGCGGAAGGTTTTGGAAAGCTCTGAGGCAACAGATAATGCCGTTTCTTGAAACCTTTCGACAATGGAATGTCAGTCCTAACACGTTTGTTCGTGAGTGCTTGGGTGCCACACCGGATGATTGGCAGGAAAAAGCGCTTGTTAGTTATGCGGCGCATAATTGGACGTCCATAACGGGTTGCATGGGTTGCGGTAAAACCACCGTACTTGCTTGGTTAGCTTTGCATTTCCTAATCACGCGCTTGGACGGCCGAATCGCCGTGACATCGGCGACATTAAAAAGTCTGGAAGACAATCTGTGGCACGACGTTTTGATGTGGATCGACAGATCAAATTTTCTTAAAAACAATTTATTTATTCAAAGTCAAAATATAATTAGATATGGCGAAAATCATATGTCAGTTATTTCAAAAAGAAACTGGAACGGAACAAAAGAACACCAAATGGCAGTGTTTTCAAGTTTTTTTGGTTCTGACCATTGCTTGTATATTGCAGACGAAGCGGAAAATGTGCCGAAATCCGTTTTGACTTCAACGTATAGGAGAATTCCAGAGTGTAAATATTTGATTGCCGGTAGCCCAAGCCGAGCCGGCGGCGCTCTGTATGAGGCGAAACTAGACAAAAAGTGGCAGCACATAAACGTAACGGGCGATCCAGATGCGCCTAATAGGTCGCCGCGTGTGCAAATAGATTGGGCGCAACAAATGATTGAGCGGTATGGGCGGGACAACGCATGGGTTCGAGCAAAAGTGCTTGGTGAATGGCCGTTTAATATTAATGCGCCCGCGACCTCATTTCAGCCTCAAACCGCTTAATCTCGGGCATTTGCATTAAATGCCCAATGAACTCGGCCGGGGGCTGCGGCATGTCGGCCTCAATCTCGACACCTTGTATTTCGCAGCCGGGGTTGCAGCCGATCAAACTGGCCTCCGCGACTGCGGACAAGAAATTCGGTGCGTGAACGATAGCGCAACCGAGAAATTGCTTCGGTCCCTCAACTTCTGAATCGCAAAAACTCATCCAGAAATAGGACATTACAAGGTTTGCTCAAATCGTTGCTTTGCCCATTTCTTTGACTTTTCGGAAGTCAATTTGGTGGCTATGCCGCAAATAACCGCTTCCAGCATTTCAATCTGCTTTATCATGGCGTCCTCGGTTGTGCGGATGGCCAATTTTACATCGCCAATGTGTGTGAAGTCATAGGACGTTGGCGGGAGCCAACTGCGCATCAATAGGCTTGGTATTCCCAACCGAGCCGCCTCTTGAAGAAAAACGGCAGACGAATAATGCCCGCGTCATATTCCGTCGTGGTGAACGCTTGGTGCTCATTCCCCGCCGCGTCCAGCGCCACACCGGCGGGCAGCGTCTTGACGGCCATGATGCTTTCTCGCCGCACGATTGCCGGCATGGCGACAACGCCGCGGGCGTGGTGGAAGGTGGCGCGAGGGCGGAGTATCATGGTTCAGGTGGAAGTTTTATTCGATTTGTTTCGTCCCGAAACATATTAGCCCAGACGCATTCCGGAATTTCTGGAAACGGAGTCCCGGGCGGACTTTGATACCAGTTCATTTGTGCTGCGAGTATTTGCGCAACAGCGCATTCTCAAGGTATTCCCCATAATGGGTCAATTTTTTTAAATCTGTCAATGCTTATATCCACGTTTTTCCTCCATCAAACGAGCGCTCAACAGTTATTGGACAATCCAAAATTGAAAGTAGTTTATCTGGGCAAATGGTTTGACCGACCGGAACCAAATAATAGGTATTTCTTGTAACTTGCCGCGCTTTCCATCCAACCAACCAAGAGTTTATTGGGGCGGTTGCCCATTCAAAAAAGCACATCTCGGACTGACTGATTAGTTCTTGACCTTTTGGGCGCACAGGAGAGCTAACCGACATAATGTTGCCGATTTGAACAATAGCCGGCGCGGCCAAAGCAATTCCGAGTGAACCCATGACGTTGCGACGAGAAAAATTAATCAACTGTTTCCATCCCGACGAACGCTAAATCATACGCGGCCAATATCTCTCCATCGCCCAACTCTCGCGCCTCTTTGACGCAATCCGGGTGCCCGCAGTCGACAACCGCCACACTTCGGATTATGCGGCCCTCGATGCGGAATGCCGTCGTCCACTCGTGGAACCAGGTCTGGCCAAAGTCTTGCGCCTCAATCTCGACGCGTTGTTCGGGGTCGGACAGGCGGCGGCAGAGGTATCGGCGCATCATGGGGTGCTTTCATTAATCCTTGAACGGATCGTATTCGCCATCGCCGGCCATCGCGACCGCGAATGGTCGCAATGTGTGCAACACTTTTACGCCGTTGGCGTGGAATTTCAACACGTCGGGCAACCGGCGATACGCCATAGGGCTTTCGTCCAAATCGCCGCCAGCCAATAAGACGCCGCGATCTTGCAGCCACGCATTCATTTCCGCCTGGTTAAAGCGCCGTCGAGCTTCCTTTCGCCCGAACAGCCTGCCGGCGCCATGGATGGTGGAATAGAACGAAGTTCGGGCTTCCCAACCGTCCACGCCCTCAATGATCACCGCATCGTCGCCCATTGAGCCGCCAACAAAGCCACGCTGGCCGGGGAAAGCCGGGGTAGCGCCTTTGCGCACCACCCAAAGGTCGCGGCCGTCATGTGTTTCCCGCCATGCATAGTTGTGGTGGTTGTGGACCATGTCAGTGACCGCCCCACCGATGATCTGACGCACCCGCTCCACCACCCATTCGCGACCGGCGTAGGCATAGCGCCCGGCGAGTTGCATGGCGGCGATGTAGCGGTGCCCGATTTCACTCTCTTCGTCCACCACGGCGGGCGGCACGTTTATACCATCTTTCCCCCCGGCGGCCTTCAGATAGCGGGTGGCGCTGGTATGGCCGAGGCCACGACTGCCGAAATGCACGCCGACCCACACGAAGTCTGTTTCGTCGCGCATCAAATCGACATAGTGATTGCCGGAACCTACTGTGCCGAGTTGGCTTATCGCTTTCGGCAGGTAATCAAGCATGTCGGCTTCGCGCCAAGCCTCCTTATCGTCAAAAATGGGGTGTTCGACACGTTCAGCATTAGTGCGCCCGACGCCGAAAGAGATCACCCGCCGCACATCATCCAGAATGGCGCCAACTTGCTCCTTGATGGCGGCGAAGGGTGTATCAAGGCGAACGGCCATATTGCCGCAGCCGATATCAAACCCAACGCCGGAGATGCTAATCTGCCTGTCATATGCGATCACGCCGCCAACCGGTTGAGCGTAACCGAGATGGCCATCTGCGCACAAAACGCCTGCCACGACGTTGCCGACATTCATACAATTGCGCATTTGCGCAATGGTAGCGTCGTCGTGCTGGCCCAGCATCAATAATGGCGCGTTTTGATATGCCGATGATTGGGCGGGCAATTCGAGTACGCTGGCTTCTGCTGCCATGCGGTCTTTATGGGCGGCATCACGGTAAAGACACCACGCCGGCATGCTGCGTTGGCCCGGACGCTCAACGCGGCTCTCTGGGTCAATTCCGGCCTGTAGCGCAAGTTGCTTTGCGCGCGTCATGATTGCGTCTGGGGCGGCGCGGTAGGATTCTTTTTGCATTGTTGTGCTCCAGTGGCGGTACGGCAGTCCTTGCGTTTTACGCTTTTAGCTCCGCATTCCAATATAGATAATCATGCCAGTTCTCGCGCACATCCGCATCCAAAAACTCCAACCCGGCTCGCAGCAGTTCCGCCATAGCCGGCTGGCGCGGGGCTTTAAGCGGACGGAACACTCCGGTCGCACCCTTCCGCCCGCTGAAATTGGCGTGCCGGTTGCGCTTGCCGGCGTTACAGGCCACGCAGCAGGTCAAGATGTTTTCCCAGCAGGTTTGTCCGCCGTTGGCGCGCGGGATGACGTGATCGAACGTCAATTCAGCAGCGGGGAACGAATTTCCACAATACTGACATTTATATTTGTCGCGCAGCAATATTGAACGTCTGCAAAACTTGGGAGAAGCGTCAATTGAGAAGTAAGACCCGAGCATCAACACCTTCGGAACTGCGATCTCAACCGATGGAGACCGGAAGACTGCATCCCAGTTCTCAAGCGCAATTGCGGTGTCGCTCACAACGGCGCTGACCGCATCCCGAGCGGGGATGAGGCTCAACGGCCACGTTTGTAACGGCTGGCCGTCAGAATTGAGCACGAGGCTTTTGAGGTTCATCGCATTGGTCATGATTTTGCCTGTAGCACAGCAAGCCGAAAGACGGAATTGAACCGTCGATAACTCATTACGAGGGAGTCGCCTAGGCCACTGGTTTCGGTGGTGCCTGATGAGAGAATCGAACTCCCCGCGCATTGGGTGTAAACCAATCGCTCTTCCACTGAGCTAATCAGGCGTATGGTCCGGGTGGCGCGAATCGAACGCGCGGTCTTCGAGTCCCAAGCTCGACGGATTAGCCACTTTCCCACACCCAGATAACTAATACCCCCGACGCGAGTTGAACGCGCGCATCTCGGTTTAGGAAACCAAGTGCCAGGCCGCTGGCGGGGATGGTGGCGCGCTCAAGGGGAATCGAACCCCTATTGCCGGATCGACAATCCAGTTTCCTGCCATTGAAAGATGAACGCAAATTTATGGACCAGGAGGAAATCGAACCCATCCAATGACACCGCTTAAAAGGCGGCCGCGCACGCCAGTGATCGCATCTGGTCCGCAAATGGTCCTCGTTCGTGGTGCCGCCCCACGGGTCTCTTGGTTATCGGCCGAGCGCATAGCCTGCCATGCTCAACGAGGCTGGTGAGTCGGTGAGGTTTCGATCCTCTCTTCCGAAGAAAGCGGATTTACAGTCCGCGTGATGGAGCCACCATCTTTCCCGACCCGTAGGCAATTTTCGGAACCTCGCGTTGGCGAGCGCCTGAAAGACGATCCAACCGGCCGGGCGCCGTCCCTAGCGTTTACCCCGGTTTTCCGCCTTGTTCGTGATGGCTCGGTGCACCGAGTTGCATCCACCCCTAGGCAGCATCTGAGCCCCGCTCCGGTGTTGATCCGGACCAGCGCGCATACCAAGCGCGCGTATGAACCGTCATGCGGGGCAATATGGCGGAAAGCTCGGGGCACGATCCCGACGCCCCGAAAGGCGCGCTTGGTTTAGCAAACCAGCCAGACAACCTTGCCTGCTATACTTTCCAAATGGCGGAATGCCGAAGTGTCGATCTCCACGCCCGTAAAAGCGCCATCTGCTTTCGAAGCAGTGCCAAGGGCCGCCTTGGTTGACATTCCCGATCTGGCGGACAGGAGGCGCACTCGAAGCCCATGCCTTGCGGCACCATCGGTTTTCAAAACCGCGCCCAAGACCTCTTGGGTTTCCTGTCCGTGGCGGATCACTGACGAGTTGAACGCCATACCTTGCGGTACCAACCGCTTTCCAAGCGGTGTCAGCCACCGGGCTGAATAATGATCCGAATTGGTGGGAAGTGAGGGACTCGAACCCATCATGCCTAAGGCGGTGGTTTCTAAGACCACTGCGTATACCAATTCCGCCAACTTCCCGTTGGTGCCGGCGACAGGTTTCGAACCTGCACGCTTTCGCAGCGGGGTTTAAGTCCGCCGTGTATTCCAATTCCACCACGCCGGCATCACCCATGCGGGTGTTGATCCCGCGTCTGCGCCTTGAGAGGGCACTGTGCTACCGTTGAACGAATGGGCGTTTGCAGTTTCAGCCTCTTACATCCGAATACAAGGCCGCACCGGTCAGGCACGTCTATGGGGTAGAACGTGGTTAGACGGCTGAATGGTTCCGGGTTGTGGACTCGAACCACAATAGCGAGTTCCAAAGACTCGCGTCCTGCCTTTAGACGAACCCGGATCAAACTGGTTCCAGAGGATGGAGTCGAACCACCTATTTTCCCGTTCAGAGCGGGACGTTCAACCGGTAAACTGCTCTGGATCATCGGTGCTCGCAGGGCAGAATCGAACTCCCGTTGGGGCATTACAAGTGCGCTGTATTGCCACTATACGATGCGAGCGGTGGGGTGGGTCAAGGGTGCCGCCCCCGTTTCTTTGCCTTCACAGGGCAACGTGTCCACTAGTTCAGCCGCTCGCTAGAGCTAGGGACCAATATGGAGCTGCTATCCGGAATCGAACCGGCTGATCGATCTTGGCAAGATCGCAGGCAAACCATCGCCCGTTAGCAGCATATTATGGACCGCCGCAGAATCAAACTGCGCTAACCGACTTTGCAAGAGTCAGCACCTACCCAGAGGGCGGCCCATAAAAATCATGACCTGATGCGATTGTCAAAGAACGCCGGCACGGCACGCAAAACATTAAAAACCCTTCTCGGAAAGGGCCGGAAGGGTCTGGGGGCTTTCACCGCATTCTAGGAATTTTGGTTCCTAGCCAAACACTTCCGCCTGTACAAAATCAATACACGCCGAGCTGTGCCATGGCGCTTCTGATTTATTGAATGGTTGGAAGGGTAATATGCGTCTCATGTTTAACGTTCTTTAAACTGTTGCGCGCCGCCACGCAAGCGAAAAAATCCAGAACAAAAAACGGCGTTATTGACATTTGGCTTAAACCATGGCAGAAACGTTTCTTCATCATGCAAAAATCGGGTTTAGTCAGGTGCCGGAAGGCATAGCCGTTGAAGTTTTGCGCCGTTGGCGCGAGCATCCGGCGCAAATGGTTCGAGAATTGTTTGGCGTTAAACCAGACGTTTGGCAAGAAGAAGTTTTAGAATTATTTCCAACAAGGCCAAGGATAGCCATGTTGGCCAGCAAAGGCGTTGGAAAATCAGCTTGTATTTGCTGGCTTTGTTGGAATTTTTTATTAACTAGAAAAGACGCGAATATTGCTGCTGTTTCAACGACAGCCGATAACCTTTCTGACAATCTTTGGAAAGAAATGTCGGTTTGGCAAGCTAAGTCTCCATTGCTGACAAGCGCATTTGAGTGGAAAAAAACTCGCATTGAAGCGCGCGGCGCATCGGCGCCTCGATGGTGGATGTCGGCGCGATCTTGGCCGCGCAACGGTTCAAAGGAAGAGCAAGCGAACTCTTTGGCTGGTTTGCACAACGATTACGTTATGTTTGTGTTGGACGAATCGGGCGACATTCCGGAAAGCGTGCTTGTCGCTGCTGATGCGGCTTTGTCGACCTGTAAGGAAGGCCACATCGTTCAAGCCGGGAACCCAACCAAACGTGATGGCGCGCTCTTTAAAGCTCACAGCCAGCGTGATCAATGGCATGTGGTTTCGATCAACGGTGATCCCGACAACCCAAAGCGCTCTAAATTGGTAAACGAAAAATGGGCGCGTGACATGTTGGCCGCTTATCCGCGTGACAGTCCTTGGGTAATGGTCAACATTTATGGCGAATTTCCAATTTCGTCCATCAATGCCCTTATCGGTGCTGATGAAATTACAGAGGCGACGACGCGCTTTTACAGGCCAGAAGACATTGCGCGCTCGGCAAAAATTTTGGGCGTTGACGTTGCGTTTGACGGCATGGACGCTTCGGTTGTGTGGCCACGACAAGGTCTTGTTGCTGGTATTCCGCGGTCATATCGCGGCCTTGATGGTATTCAAGGTGCTTCCGTTGTTGCAACAAAATGGGACGAATGGGACGCGGATGCGTGTTTTATTGATGCAACAGGCGGATTTGGGACGTCGTGGATTGATCAACTTCGAGTTCTTGGCAAAACGCCAATTGGCGTAAAGTTTTCAGAAGCTAGTACAAAACCAGGGTTCGCTAACAAACGAGCCGAAATTTATTGGGATTTAGTTCAATGGATTAAAGAAGGCGGTCAACTTCCGCCAATGTCAACGTTAGGTATGAATGAATTGCTTCAAGCTTTAACAAACACAACATACACAAATTTAAAAGACAAATTGCTTTTAGAGCCAAAAAACATTGTTAAACAAAAGATCGGGTATTCTCCAGATCATGCCGACGCCCTTGCGGCTTCGTTTGCTTCGCCCGTAACGCCTAAATTTCGCAGCAGTAAAACAACATCTCGCCATCAATCTCAGTGGGATTACGTGGAAGCTATGGATTCAACCAACCCCAATCGCGCAAGTCGGTACCATCAGGCCGAATACGACCCATTTGCGGGCAATTCGCCATGAGTTTTGGCGTTAAAAGCCCATCGGCGCCTCCGCCCGCGCCTCCTCCGCCCGCGCCGGCTCAAGCGGCAAGTTCGTCTGTGCAGCAATCTGGGGCCATACAGGCATCAAACGCCGCAGCAGCAATGGGCATGGGGTATGGTGGCACGATTGCAACTTCGCCAGAAGGCGCCACCGCGCCTACGACCGCAAAGCAATTGCTCGGCATCTAATTCATGTTGTTAGACGATTTTGCTCATTACGAGATATCTGGCGCCGATACGCTGGCCAAACAGCCTGCAATTATCAAAGCCGACCCGCCTGAAGGTCGTGATTGGCCATGGATATTTGCTCAGCTAGAAAGCAAACTTGCCGGATTAAGAGATTACCGGATATCATGGTGGTTATATTATGCTGAATTAGCATCGTATATCCTTCCTAGAAGATATCATTTTCTTGTTGTCGCTGACACGATGATTAAGGGTATTCCCCTTAATAACGCAATTATTGACTCAACCGCCACGCTTGCGATGCAAACTTGCGCGGCGGGTATGTGGTCGGGCCTGACGCCGCCGACCCGGCCCTGGTTCAAGATGGGTGTAGCGATTGACTGGATTGACCTTGATGACGCTGCCAAAGCGTGGCTTGAAGATGCCGAACGGGTCATCTATTACGTGTTAGCGCAAAGCAATTTCTACAACACGATGGCGCAAGCCTTTCAAGACGTTTCGGTATTCGGCACTGCCCCCATTATCATGTATGAAGACACCGAAACGGTTATTCGGTGCTATTTGCCGTGTGCCGGAGAATATTACTTAGCCATTGGTTCTAGGCTGTCGGTCGACACCCTTTATCGTGAATTTGTCCTGACGGTAAAGCAAATTGTCGATATGTTTGGTCTTGAGAATTGCCCAGAAAACGTAAGAAACCTGTGGCGCACTGGTGGAGCATCTCAAGAATTTGAAATGACGGTGGCGCACGCCATAGAGCCAAATTATGCAATGGCGATGCCGGACGGCAGCGGTAAAATTAACGTCGTGAGTGGCCATTTTACTTGGCGCGAGCTTTATTGGCTAAAAGGTCAAAACACTCAAGGTGAACTTAGTCGCAAAGGCTTTAATGGCTGTCCGTTTTTTGTTGCTCGTTGGTCGACAGTATCCAACGATCCTTATGGTCGTTCGCCTGGCATGGATTGTTTGGGTGACACGAAGCAGCTTCAGTTAGAGACACGCCGTAAAGGCGAGTTTATTGAAAAGTTGGTCCGGCCGCCAATGGGCGCGAATGTGGAAATGAAGAACGAGCCTTCTTCGATCCAGCCCGGCAACATCACTTATACGTCGACAGAAGGCGGCAAAAAAGGTTTTTGGCCGTTGTTCGAAGTTTCGCCTTCAGCTTTGCCACCGATGGTGGAAGACATCAAAGAAATTCAAATTCGAATTGAGAAATGTTTTTTTGTCGACCTTTTCATGGCTATTACAAACATGGAAGGGGTTCAGCCGCGGAACGAATTGGAATTAACAAAACGCGATTTAGAGCGACTTCAAGCGCTTGGTCCGTTTGTCAATTTGTTCATTACCGAAGTTGCTTCGCCAGCCGTCATGCGAGCGCTGGATATTTGCACGCGGCGGCGGTTGTTGAAACCTAAGCCACCTTCTTTAGCTGGGCTGCCTTTAAAGATTGACGTCATTAGCATGATGAAAATTGCGCAAGCGGCTTCGGCTAATACCGGCATTGCTTCCGTAGTCGCGCAGGCCATGCAAATGAGCCAGGGCGCCAAAGAGTCGGGTGCGCCCGATCCTTTGGACAACATTGATTTGGATGAAGCCATCCGGATCATGGGGGAAAACGGTCAAGTAACGAGCAAAGTTATGCGCGGCGCCAACGCGGTTAATCAGATGCGCGCGGCGCGTGCAAAACAACAGCAGGCCGCGCAGGCCGCGCAATTTGCTCCTGCTGCCGTTCAGGCCGCAAGCACGCTTAGCAAGACCGATCCGACATCTGGTGCTCTTGGGGCATTGTTAGGAAATCAGCAATCAACCGGAAGCGCATGACATCATGGGTAAAAATAATGCTTGACGCGGTTCAATTGGTATGCAAGGACTTGTTTAAACTTGGCGTTGGTCGCGTTTTAGGCTGCGCGTCATGAACGTTTCGGAATCTGAAATCCTTTTGCTCCTTTACGAAACGTTTCGCCGTTCTGCTGAATTGTGCGATGCGTTGGCTGTTAAGCCAGCCCGCGGACCGATTTATCGTGAGTTGGTTTCGCAACTTGGTACTGCTGAAAATTGTTGCCGACAGGTTTCGTATTATCGGCAGGATGCGCGGTGGCTTACGATCGGCAGCTTAATGCAAGAAGCGCATAAACGTGCTGGCGGATGGTTGCGAGATCGGACCATGCCTCGCACAGCCAATAGCAATTTGGCGCATCCGTTGTTTGTCAAATTAGCCGAAAACCTTCGACATGGCATGAAGCGCGTGCAGGAGTTGCAAAATCGGCCAACTGGAAAAGTTGGGATGATTTTGCCTGAACCGTTGGCCGCGCCAACTAGAACAAGCGGTCGACCGGTAGCTGTTAAAATGCCAGCGCCGCGGCGATCGCAGGGTGGCATTATTATACCGGACGGCGTGGCGTTGCATTGAACGACGAAGACGAGTTTGGCGCTGAAGACGAAGACCCGGTTCCGGTTGAGACGGTAAACCTAACTGATCCGAAATCAGTCCGCCGCGCTCGGGACCGAAATCGCCGCGAAGAACAAGAAGAAGCTTCGTTTTGGCGGGCTGTCTTTAACGACAAAATTGGTCGTCGCGTTATGTGGAACCTTTTGGCGCAGGATTGCGGTGGGTTTTCTCCGCCGTTTGCTTGTGGGCCAAATGGTTTTCCGCAACCTGACGCAACGTGGTTTGCGGCCGGAAAATACGCTGTTGGCCAAATACTTTATCAACGATGGATGCGGCTTTCTCGCGAAGGGTTAGCCGCCATGATGGATGAACATAATCCGTCGTTTATCATTACAAAACGCAACCGTAGACGCGACGAATAACAGGATTTCATGGCAACCGAAGAGCCCATCCCGCCGGCCGCACCAGTTGCGGCCGAAGTCGTATCTGCGCCACCGCCTATTGTTGCGCCGGCAACGGTTCCAGAACCGGTAACGTCGCCACCGCCAATTGCGCCGTCTGCTGCCAAAGATGCACCAACACTTATCACGCCTAAGGCGCCCGCTCCTCTTCCTGAAATTGAAGCTGTTGCGGACCCGTTAGAACCAGCGCCAATTGCGGAACCAATCGTTGAGCCGTCTGACGCGGAGAAGCCGCCTGAAGCTGCTCCAACGCTGCTTGAAACCACTCCCGAAAATTCGCCGGAAGGCGAGAAACCGGCAGAAGAGGCAACAAAAGCTGCCGAGGCGGCTGCAGGAAAAACCTACGAGCCGTTCAAGCTCCCGGAAGACATCAAAGTCGACGATAAAGCGCTTGATGGCTTCCGGGAAATTGCTGGCAAACACAACCTTGATCAAGAGACCGCGCAATCTTTGCTTGATATGCACGTTGGCACGCTAAAAGATTACGCGCAAAAACTTCAAGCCAAACAACGAAGTGATTTTGAATCCACTCAAGAAGGTTGGATTAAAAAAATCAAAGCTGATCCGATGCTTGGCGGATCGGGGTTTGATACAGCTTTGACGGCTGCTGCACGAATGCGCGATTTGGTGGTAACGGAGCCATATCGGCAAGAATACATTGAATTTTGCCGAGATACCGGAGCTGGCAACCACCCCGCTCTAATGCGAATTTTTTATAATTTCGCCAGGATGTTTGATGAACCGGCGGCGCCACCGATCGCCGCGCGGCCAGTTCCGGATCGCGGTGGGGCTACAAAGAAAAGCGCCAAAGAACTTATGTACGACAACCCGACATCCCGCCGAGCCGCTGGTCGAGGGTAATTGTTCCAATTAGCGGCGATAATTACCCAAGTATAAGTGACAGGAGGCTAAAATCGCAACCGGCCAATTCCCCACCATGGCTGATCTTTCGTCCAGAGTTGTGGGCGGTAAGCAGCAGTTTATTGCAGAAATGCTTTCTCAGTCAATCGCTCTTTACGACGATTTGCCTATGAAAGAAAGCAACGAAACCGGCGGTCATGAGTTCGTTTACCGAACCAGCATTCCGGCCGGATCGTGGCGCGGGTATAACCAAGGTGTGCCATACAGCAAATCGACCACGGCAAAAGCCCGTGTTGGCGTGGGTGAGCTTGTAGACTATTCCATGGTTGATCGCACGTTGGCCGAAGACTCTGGCGACATTGAAGAGTTTCGTCTCAATGAAGACAGTGCTTTTCTTGAAGGTATGGGCCAAACGCTGGAACAAACGGCGTTTTACGGCAACACCGTTTTGACGCCGCAAGAGTTTATGGGGCTTTCGCCGTTTTATAACTCGCTGAACAGCGACATTACGGCTGGCGGCGCGCTTAATGGCGCAAACGTCATTAACGGCGGCGGCACCGGCACAGCAAACCTTTCGATTTGGTTACTTGGTCTTGGTTTGCGGCAGATTTACGGCATCTATCCGCGCGGTTCCAAAGTTGGCCTTACAATGGTCGACAAGGGCGACGTAACGCCCGGCTATGACGCACTCGGAAATCGCTACGAAGCGTTTACCAGCTATTTCCGTTGTCAGATGGGTTTGGTGCCGGAAGATTGGCGCTATGGCATTCGGATTTGCAACATCGACACGACTAACGCTGGCTTGCTTGGCCCGAACGCGCCCGATTTGTTTGAATTGATGGCGCAAGCCGCGTATTTACCGCCGACGCTTGGCAAAAAGCAATCCGGCATTACCGAGACGGACGCGCCGAACGACAAATCGCCGTCTGTGCGTTGGGTGTGGATTTGCAACCGCACGGCTCGCAACTGGATGGACGTGCAGGCGATGCGCGGCCGCAACGTGTTGCTGCGCAATGCAGATTATGCAGGTATCGTGACTGATACTTGGAGAGATATTCCTGTGAGATGCAGTGACCAATTGCTTAATTCTGAAGCAACGGTTGTTTAATTAGGCAATTTCGCAAAGGATTTGTTTTCTCCACTCATCTGGATGCTTACCGCCTTTTGAGCGGTTGCAGAAAAAACAAAGCAATTGTAAATTGCTAACGTCAT